CTTTGTGGCACTGATTATCGTTTTACTTTATGCGGCAATGCTCATGCCCATGTATCAAAATATGGAGGTAAATTTTTAACATGAAAAAAATGATGACATTCTTGAAAAAAGCGAAAGTGAAAGCTTTCACACTTGTGGAGATGTTGGTTACTAAAATTACTTATATTTTCCACTTGATGACAATGTCCTCAGCCGTGACCTGAACTTTGTCTATCAATGATCGAACTACTACCTTTTGTTCCTCATAGTTCATAGTCAGTATATCTCTTTGATTGAGAATATTTATCATCCCTTTTTTTCTATCTTTTTGTTTAAGTGCTGGATCGTTTCCTAGTTTAGTCTCTAGAGATGCTCTCATGCTGGTAAATTCAGCTGATTTAGTCTGTAATTCCTCCAGCGTGATACGGTCGTCTATGTAGAGATCGTTTAATCTGCCGAGCTTTTTAGATAACTCATCTATTTGTTTTTGATAGCTGTCACGGTCTATGGTTTCTGTATTGTCTTCTGAAAAAATTTGCTCCAGGTAATTAGTATCATTTTGTAACTTGCTGATTTCTGTCAATACATAGGTCTCTAAGTCATCTTTGTAATAAAATCCTGAGTCACATTTTTTGTTATCGTTGTAAGTGGTAATACCTCTCAGTGTTCTTGGGTGTCTTTGGTGGCATTGGTATTTCTTAAGCCTACTTCCATCCTTTCTCTTTACGCCTAGCATGATTTTTAATGGCGCACCACAGTAGCCGCATTGTCCAATACCAGAAAGGATGTACTTAGCTTGGAATGGCCTAGGATTGACATTCTCTGCTGCTGTCCGTTGTCTTATTTTGAGCTCGTTTTGAGTTTTATCGTAGTCCTCTTTCGATATAATCGATTCATGGTTACCTTTGTAGGTTTCACCTAGATATTGATTGTAACCGCAGTAAACAGGGTTGTCTAAGATGTTCCTAACAGCTCTATAATTCCAAGCAATTTCTTTAGGAAATTTCTCATTTAAGTCATCCCTTAACTTTGTAATTGACCTACCTGCTAGGTAGCTTTTAAATATAAACTTAACAGCTAGCGCTTGAGCTGGATTGATAGTCACAGTTCCAGTTTCTTTGTGATAATTGTATCCGTAAGATGTTTTAGCCCACATCATAGACTTACCAGATTTTGCCCGTCCCAACTTTCCTAACTGCATACGTTCCTTAATTTGCTCTCTTTCCAGCTGAGCGAAGACACTCAAGAGCCCAATCATAGCTTTACCAAAAGGAGTAGAGGTATCAAAATTTTCCTGTAGGCTTAAAAATGCTATATTATTCTTTATGAAAATATCTTCAATCAGATAAAGGGTGTCTTTTTGACTACGGCTCAGACGGTCTAGCTTATAGACTAGGATGGTATCGAACTTCTTATTTTTGGCATCTTTTATCAATCTCTCAATAGCTGGGCGGTTTGTATTGGACCCTGAGAAACCTCCATCAGTGTACACGTCGTACACGCTCCAGTCTTTGATTTTACAGTAAGCCTCTAACTTGTCTCTTTGCTCCTCGATTGAGTAGCCCTCTTCTGCCTGAGATGTGGTAGACACCCTAACATAGATTGCGACTTTATTTGTAGTTATCATTGATTTTCACCTCATTTCTTGATAAAATGGGTACAAGAAAAAGAGCTTTTTAATGCTTTTTTTCTTGTACTGAAGTTCCTCACACTCAAAATTTGGCGATGGAGAGTGTGGGGATTTTTTTATTGTGCGATGATTTCACCAATAGGGATAATATCTTTCTGTTTTGAAGATTTAGCGATTAGGTCATATTGGTCAGCAGATTTTTCATAACCAAGGGAAAGAGTAGTATTATCGTCTGGTAACTTTTTAGCGAATTCAGAAATAGCCATACGAATCAAAGTGATTGCATTGTTTTGGTCAGTAGTAGCAGAATTAGAATTAACTGCATCCAGAGATTCTTTTGCGCTATCCTTAGCCGTTCCAGTTAGCAGAATCATGATTGTATCATGAGGTTCGGATGAATCTGAATCGATTACATCGTTTTTAATTTTTACGCTTATTGCGCCAGTTGATTCAGGGTCTAATTTTGACTTGATTTCAGAAATTAGACTGTCGTATTTACTGTTATCTACTTTGGCTTTTGTGTTTGTTGAAGTAGTATTCTTTTGCTCTGTTTTTGGTTGTTCCGAGCTATCTTTGGTAGCCGATTGATTGTTAGAGCAGGCTACTAGAACACTAGCAGTAAGCAAGATAGCTGATGTTGTTAGTAGTTTTTTCATGGGTATTCTCCTTTATTTTATTTTATTTCTCTCTATATACGCTGACAACCTCCCCAATAGTCCGGATGTCGTCATTCTCTGTCAGGTGGATTTCCTCATAGCTATTGTTGAGGCTTTGCAAGTACCAACCGCCGTTATAGTCACGTTTCAGCTTTTTAACGAAGTTTTTACCGTTGATTTGGAAAATGCCGATGTCATTGATATCTACTTGACTAGTGACCCGGATAAAGAGCAGGTCGTTATCTTCAATCATTGGCTCCATGGAGTCACCAGCCACTTTTGCGATGGTGTCGTAGTCTTCAGGGACATCTTCGGCACGCAGTCTTACTTCCATGTGGAGGTTATCTTCCTGAAACGTTCCATGTCCTGCTGCAACCAAACCTTCTACGTAATCAGTAATGTAGCCCTCGCCATCTTGAGACTTATCAAAGATTGAGACAATCTTAGAGCTGTTTTGTTCTTCTAATTGTTCCTTGGCATAGTCAAGGACTTTTTCTTGTTTAGGTTCTTCAAGCTGGTTGTAGATAGTTAGGATTTCAGGGTGTGAGTCGGGAGTATCATTGAAGTAATCTAAAGGTACATCAAAAAAATCAGCAATAATTTTTACAGAAGATAATCTAGGCTCTTCTTTATTATTTTCCCATTTAGAAATTTTTCCTTTGTTAAAATTAATGGTATTAGGGTATTTTTGGTTTAAAGCATCAGCTAACTCTTCAAGAGTTAATTTATTATTTTTTCTAAGTTCTCTTATTTTTGTGCCAATCATTTATTTTCCCTCTCTTTTCTTAATGATATAATAGCACAAAAGTTTCGATTTCGCAAATATTTTTTAAAAAAATAAAAAAAGTTGTTGACAACGAAACAAAGTTAGTTTATACTAGAACCATAAAACAATGTTGCGAAAACAGCAACTTGGGAAGGAGGGGCTATGGAAGCTGTTATGACGATAGATAAAGCATATCTAAATTTGAAAAGCATAATTGTTTCAAAAGGAATGAAACAAAAAGAGATTGCTGAAAAATTAGGTATGGATAAGTCAACTTTCAACATGAAAGTCAATCGTTACCGTGGACGTGATTTCACATTTTCGGAAGCTAGTGAACTTTCAAAAATACTAGATGTCAAGATGGAAGATTTCTAGTAATTTTTTTAAAAAGAATGTTGCGAAAACAACAACATAGAAAGGAGTTCGCATGGATAAGAAAAAACTTTATAACTTAAAAGTGGATTTCATCTTTCAGGAATCCAACTAACGAATATACTGCTGTTAGTAATGATTTTATCAACGATCCTACGCTTGGAGCAGCTGAAATAGGAGTACTGATGATTGTTTTAAGCAATATCTCCACTTGGCAAGTCTATCCTGAAGAGATAGCAAAACGAGCAGGCTTGAATTATCGAACTGTTTTAAAGCACTTTGAAAAATTGAAACAAGCGGGCTATTTGAGAGAAATTAAGGTATCTTTTGGGCGCGGGACTGGTTCGCGAATTTTTAGATTTTTCTCTGATAGAAAAATATCAGAGTTCAGCTTTCAAATAATGCAAGAGAGACTTTTTGCTGAATTACGGTCACAAGGTTTGCAAGTGTAAAAATAATACATGTAAAAATAATGCATGTAAAAATAATGCATGTAAAAATAATGCATGTAATTTTTTTTACACTAACAAATATTAACTAACAACAAGTATTAAATAACAATAAATATTAATTAACAACAAGTCCTACTTCTATAAATAAAAGAGAGGGTAGAAAAATAAATAAAAAGGAG